TATGGAACATGGAAGGGTATCCTTCAATGAGAAAGAAGACTGGAGTGAGTTTAAAGATCAACTAATCATGTTTCCCACAGCTGGTGTACATGATGACTTGGTAGATGCTTTAAGTTACATTGACCAGTTAGCTATCACAAGCTACAACACAGACTACGAAGATGATGACTACGAAGTCTTAGACGTTATATCAGGCTACTAGCCGTACAGGATACTAAAAGGAAAACAATTATTATGGCTCTAACTAATAACGATCAGTTCGATGACGAGAAGAACGGTACTCAGTTTGAACAACCTACAGAGGCTGAGAAGGAACTCACCTCATGGGTTACTCAGCACATTACTCGCTGGCGTGACCACAGAGATGCTAACTACATGGACTTGTGGCAAGAGTATGAGCGAGTCTTCCGAGGTATATGGGCTGCTGAGGACAAGACTCGTGAGTCAGAGCGTTCACGTATCATCTCACCAGCTACTCAGCAAGCCATTGAGACTCGTCATGCTGAGATCATGGAAGCTATCTTCGGTCAAGGTGAATTCTTTGACATTCAAGATGATGTTTTAGATGTAGACGGTAATCCTTTAGATGTTGAACAAATTAAGGTTCAACTACATGAAGATTTTAAGAGAGACAAGATTAAGAAAGCTATTGACCAGATTGAGTTGATGGCTGAAATATATGGTACAGGTATTGGTGAAATCATTGTTAAGACTGAGAAGCAATACGTCCCAGCTACTCAAGCTATTCCCGGCATTGCTAATGCAGCTGCCATTGGAGTTCAAGAGAAGGATCGTATTGCCGTTAAGATCAAACCAGTTAACCCTAAGAACTTCCTTATTGATCCTAATGCTGATTCCGTTGACGATGCTCTGGGCGTTGCTATCGAGAAGTATGTATCCATTCACAAGATTGTTGAAGGTATTGAGAGTGGCATTTACAAGAAGGTAGACATCACCACAGCCTCAGAGGATGAAGACTTAGAAGTAACTCAAGACTTGAAGACCTATCAAGATGATAAGGTTAAGCTAATCACTTACTATGGTTTAGTTCCTCGTGAGTACTTGACTGAAGGTGATGAAGAGGAAGAATATGAAGAGTTGTTCTCCGAAGGTACATCAGCTGATGAACACTCCAACTTAGTAGAAGCTATCATTGTGATTGCCAATGACTCTATCTTGCTTAAGGCTGAAGCTAATCCTTACATGATGAAGGATAGACCAGTTATTGCCTACCAAGATGATACAGTCCCCGGTAGGTTCTGGGGTCGAGGTACAGCTGAGAAAGCCTACAATATGCAGAAGGCTATTGATGGTCAGCTTCGTGCCCACATGGATTCCTTGGCACTGACTACAGCTCCTATGATTGCTATGGATGCTACAAGGCTACCCCGTGGTGCTAAGTTTGAGATTAAGCCCGGTAAAGCTATCTTGACCAATGGTTCACCTTCTGAGATCTTGTATCCCTTCAAGTTCGGTCAGACTGATGGTAACGCAACTGCTGCAGCGCAGAACTTTGAGCGTATGCTCCTACAGGCTACAGGTACAGTTGACAGCGCAGGTATGCCCTCTAACGTACCTCGTGACGCAGGTGCTGGTGGTATGTCAATGGCTATGGCTGGTATCATCAAGAAGTACAAACGTACCTTGAGTAACTTCCAAGAAGACTTCATGATCCCATTCATTAACAAGGCTGCCTTCAGATATATGCAGTTTGACAGTGAACGTTATCCTTCAGTTGACATGACCTTTATCCCAACAGCTACCTTGGGTATCTTGGCACGAGAGTTTGAACAACAACAGATGATTGGTTTGTTACAGACACTTGGCCCCAATACGCCAGTGTTGCCATTGATCCTTAAAGGTATCTTGCAGAACAGTTCATTGTCTAACCGTGGTGAACTGATGAAGGCTTTGGATGAGATGTCTCAACCTAACCCACAGGCTGCTGAGGCTCAACAGATGCAACAACAGGCTGCAATGGAGCTGGCACAGGCTCAGGTGGCTGATTTACAGTCTAAAGCTCAGAAACAGTCAGCTGAGGCTCAGAAGACCATAATTGAAGCTCAGATGATCCCTGAAGAGCAGCGTGTAAAGCTAGTTCAAGCTGCATCTACTAACCTAGATAGTGGTGATGACTTCGAGAAGCGTCTAAAACTTGCTGACATGATGCTTAAAGAGAAGCAAGTTAACCTGAAAGCTGCTGATATTGCCTCCAATGAGCGTATTGCAAGCCTTCAGATGATGAATAAGTCTAGTAGGAAAGCATAAAAGTAGCAATTTGTTGATGTTCTTGGGCAGTTCCATCGTTTTTAATACGATTGGCTCTCCAAGACATCACAATAACGTTGCCTTTAATGTAACCTTTAGTAGGATCTACACGGTCAAAGGATACTGAGTTCTCTAAACGTCCCTTACCTTCTGTAAAGTAGTCAAGTTCAAGACCCAATACAGGACAATGTGATGGAAACTCAAGATCTCCAAACTCAATAGTCCATTCCCAGCCATATTTATTACCTTTTTTGTTGCGAAACTTCTCTTTCATAGCTTGAAATATTAAAGACTTGGTAAACTCAGGATCATTCCATTTAGATCCATTTTTAGCAAACATCTTGTCAGTGTATTCTTTGTTTTTACGTGTTTGTTGTATCTTAAAAGCATCAATATTATGCTTTAAAGCTATTTGTTTGATGCGTTGTTTAGTTAATTTACCTTCTAAACGCTTAGAGATTTCAGTGTAAGAAACACCTTCTTTAAGCCATAAAAGCATGTTTTCACGTTCTTGAGTTGTAGTTTTATACTTAAAAGTCATAGTAATCCTTTTAACTTAAATAAAAGAGGATTGTAACACAGGTTACTAGTGCAAGTCAAGTGTTTTTATGCTAAAATACTAATATTGTTAAATAAACTACAGAAAGGTTCTCCTTAAATGGATAAAGACCTACAAAAGTATTACGAAGAAACCTTTAGCACAATGAGTACTAAGGGTTGGGACTTCTTAATTGAAGACTTTGAAGAGATTAAGGCTAGTTTAAACGATATTTCTACTGTCAACGATACACAAACACTACATTATCGTAAAGGACAGTTAGATATTATTGAATTAGTTTTAGGGCGTAAGGCTGTGTGTGAGAAGGTATTTGAGGACTTGCAAGATGAGTAAACATTTGTATGACTTCTTATGTCCCAACAACCACACAACTGAATCGCTGGTAGATAGCGATCATACCACTGCAAAATGCAAAGTATGTAGTAAGGACGCTATCAGGCTCATTTCAGCTCCTACCATTGGGTTAGATGCCATATCTGGTGACTTCCCCGGTGCAACAGCTAAGTGGGCATCTGTGAGAGCTGACAGGCTCAAGCAGGAACAAAAGAGAGGATCTGAATAGCTATTCAGGCAACCCAATTTTATTTTGAAATTATCCTGTAATCCATACGTGGACAGGGAAAGGTTAGGTATGGCTTTAATTGATAGCAATGAGGAACTAGGTAACGTTAGTGAGATAGAAGCTGAAGACTTTAAACAACAGTCTACAAGCGTACAACAAACTCAACAACCTTCAGAGCAAGCTCCAGAGATCCCTGAGAAGTACAAGGGGAAGAATCTTGAAGACATTGTTCGTATGCACCAAGAGGCTGAAAAGCTAATCGGTAGGCAAGCACAGGAAGTTGGAGAAGTTAGACGGTTAGCTGATGATCTCATCAAACAGAGCATAGCTCAAAAGAATCAACAACAAGTGCAACCAAATGAGGTAAATAACGCCTCACAAGAGATTGATTTCTTTGAAGATCCGCAGAGTCACGTTAATCGTGCTGTAGCGAATCATCCAGATGTAATTGCCGCTAAACAGGCATCACAGCAGTTAAAGCAAATTCAGACACAAGCAATGCTCAATAAGAAGCATCCTGACTTTGCAGATGTTGTACGTGATGGTGAGTTTATTGAGTGGGTTAAAGCTTCTCCAATGAGGCTTAATATCTACGCAATGGCAGATGCTAACTATGATTTTAATGCAGCTGATGAACTGATTACTACATTCAAACAGATTCG